GCTTCCCCACCTGACCGAGGGCCGAGGCGTGAACCGCAAGCGTTTTATCCAGGAGTGGTTCACGGGCCTTTCCGACCGTTTGCGCGAGGTGCGTGTGGCCTGCGGAGACTGGAGCCGCGTGACGGGCCCTTCCGTCCTTGGGTGTGGCGGTGGCGTGTGTGGCGTGTTTCTCGACCCGCCTTATGATCTGGGCGAACGGGCGTCGGTTTACAGTCACGAATCCGGCGCGGCGTCCGAGTGCCTTCAATGGTGCATCGACAACGGCAACCAGCCCGGCCTGCGTATCGTTCTGGCTGGCTATGCCGGAGAGCATGATGCGCTGGAGGCTAAGGGCTGGCGCGTGACGGCATGGAAGGCGCGGGGCGGATACGGAAGCCAGGGCGATGGCCGAGGCCGCGATAATGCCGCCCGTGAGCGCCTTTGGCTGTCCCCGCATTGCATCGGTGCCGCCCGCGATCTTTTCACCGCGCTGGATGACGCCGCATGACCCGCTTCGAGACCCAGGACCGCCTAGCCTGGGTCATCTTCCGCAAGCTGCCCAGCCAGAACTCCCGCCTAGCCCAAGGCTCGCACCGTCTGGCCAAGGAGATCGCAGCCTCGGTCATGGATGAACTTGAACGCATCACCCGCATGGAGGGGAAAGCCTAATGGCCCGCCGCAAGAAACCCACAGACCCACAAGACATGGCCTCGATTGCCGAGCGCCGGGCCGAACGCCGCGAACTGGAAAGGCGGGGCATCGCGGTCAACATAGATCCCCGCACCGAGGAGATCACGGCCCGGTATCGCCCGGATTGCTTCACCCTCCTGCTGAAGGGTCGCCCAGACGAACAAGCGGCGGTGCAATGGTTGGAAGAACTGATCCGCACTGCATCCGGCGAGAATGGCTCCGACCGGCGCCCCGACTATATCCGGGGGTCAGCTGAAGGAGCGCCAGGGCAGAACGTGTCACAGGCCATGATCGACGCGGACCTGTATCTGGTGACGGCGACCGAGGCCCTGCCTCCGCAATGCGCCCGGATGCTGTTTGACCTCCTGAAGCCGGACGAGGCCTTGCTGACCCGGTGGCGTCCCATCGTGGAGCGTTGCACCGGAGAGACAAACCCGGTCGCACAAGGCGCGGCGGTGCGGATGGCGTGTGGTCAACTGCGCTGGGTTCAGGTCAGCATCGACCGGCTGGTGAGAGAGCGGCGGGATCGGAGGATGGCGGCATAGGCGCTAGATGTTGGGTGGTTGCGTATATGTTACCACCACCCCTTGACGCGGGTTAATCGGTATGCAAGGCTCTTCCCTATTGAGGCGCTTTGCGCCGCTCAGGCATTGGCCCTTATTGGCCATCCCGCATCCACGCCCCCGCACAACGCTTCTCATGGCCACCGCAAGCCCGTTGGCATTACTGCGCACAGAGGCGGTGAGGCGTGGACCCATTCAACGCGAGAACGCCATGCGCCTGTTCTGGAAGTCAGTGATCGCAATGGCCGACGCTATGCGCCGAGCCGCAGGAGTTCGATAAGCTATCCCGTCTTTGTTCGGAGACAAGGCAATGGCCAGCACGGGAAGGCGAGACGACCGAAGCGAAGCCGCCCAGGAATACAGGCGGCTCTACCGAACAGCCCGATGGCAACGGACACGCACAGCCCAGCTGGCACGGCATCCCCTATGCGCCATGTGCCTGCCTCGTGTGACACCCGCCACGATCTGCGACCACGCAGACAAAGGCAGCAAGGCAACGGAGGCTGGGTTCTTCGCAGGACCATTCAACAGCCTGTGTAAGACCCACCACGACAGCACTCGCCAACGAGAAGAGCGAAGAGGCCACCTCATCGGATGCGACGAGGGCGGATTGCCTCTCGACATGAAGCACCACTGGCACGGCTGAACCACCGGGGGGGGAGGGCAAAAACCTCCTCGCGTTTCCTTTGTGGACCGGCGGGGGCGTTCGAAACCAACGCTAACCGCACTCTCTCGCGCGCACGGAGTTTCAATGCCCCGTAAGCAGAGGATCGACAGCACGACCGGGGCCGTTGAGGTGATGGTCAAGGCGACCCGCACGATTGAGCCGCCGGCTCACGCCCCGCTGGATTGCGATGCCTTGCCGTTCTGGTCCGAGATCATCTCGGCCAGGGCGTTGAGCGAATGGAACGACCACGACCTGACTTGCGCGTCGGACATGGCAAACGCGATGGCCCAGCTGGTCGAGAACCGCCAGAAGCTGCGGACCGAGGGTGAGGTTCTGGAGAACGCATCCGGGACCGCAATGACCAACCCGCGCGTGTCGGTGGTTCATGGCCTTCACGCCCAGATCAGGGCGGCGCGTCAGTCGCTTTACATCCACGGTCGGGCCAATGGCCGGGTTGAGGATGTTGCAAAGCGCAGGGCGCAGGCGAAAGAGATTGAGGCGGGCAATCCGCTGGCGGGTGATGATCTGCTGGCGAGGCCCGACGTATTCAACTGACCCGCGCTGATCGGGTTCTGGCGTTCATCAAACGCTACTGCCGCGTCCCTGAAGGGAAGCATGTCGGCAAGCCGATGGTTCTGGACCTGTTCCAGATCAAGTTCATCCGGGACATTTATGACAATCCGGCAGGGACGCGCTTGGCGATCCTCTCGGTGGCCCGGAAAAACGGCAAGAGCGGACTGATCGCGGCGATTGTGCTGGCGCATCTGGTCGGCCCCGAGGCGCGGCAGAATAGCCAGATCGTCTCCGGTGCGCGGAGCCGGAAACAAGCGGCCATCGTTTACAACTTGGCGGCCAAGATGGTCGCGCTCTCGCCCGAACTCCGGGCCATCGTCAAGGCGACGCCATCGGGCAAGACGCTCCACGGCCTGACAATGAACACCGAGTATCAGGCGCTCGCGGCGGAAGCTGGGACGGCTCACGGTCTGTCCCCAGTGCTGGCGATCCACGACGAGATGGGTCAGGTGCGGGGTGAGTTCGACCCGTTTATCGAGGCGATTGAGACCGCTCAGGGCGCATACGACGACGCCTTGCAGATTGTGATTTCGACGCAGGCCCCGAACGACGCGGATATGCTGTCAATCAGGATTGACGATGCGACGCGGTCGGGTGATCCAACCATCGTTTGTCACGTTTACGCTGCGTCCGAAGATGCGGACATGGGCGATCCGAAGGCATGGGAAGCGGCGAACCCGGCGCTGGGCTCATTTAGGTCGCTGGTCGAGATCACCAACAAGGCCGCCGAAGCGCAGCGGATGCCCTCGGTCGAGAACAGTTTTCGGAACTTGTATCTAAACCAGCGGGTCACGCGGCACGCGCCGTTCGTTAGCCCGTCGATCTGGAAAGCCTGCGCCGGTCCGGTCGATGACGCGGCCTTCTATGAAGGCCCCGTCTATGGCGGGCTTGATCTGTCGCTAACGACCGACCTGACCGCGCTGGTCCTGATCGCCATGAAGGACGGGGTCTGGCACGTTAAGCCGGTATTCTGGACGCCGGAGTCAACGCTCGCAGATCGGTCAAAAAAGGACCGGACGCCCTATGACGCATGGGTCCGGGACGGGTTCATGAAGGCCACCCCGGGTCCGGCGGTGGAATATGACTTTGTTGCGCGCGACATTGCTGCGTTGACCGAGGGCATGGACATCCGCAAGATCGGTTTCGACCGGCATCGGATGAAGACGCTACAGGCGGAACTGGATCGGCTGGATGTGGTCCTGCCGTTTGAAGAGTTCGGCCAGGGTTTCGTTAGCATGGGTCCGGCGGTTGACCGGGCCGAGATTGAGTTCCTTCACGAACGGTTCCGCCACGGTGGACACCCGGTCATGACTATGTGCGCGGCCAACGCGATCATTGTTGAGGACGCGGCGGGCAACCGCAAGATGGACAAGTCAAAATCGACCGGCCGGATCGACGGCATGGTCTCGCTGGCAATGGCTGTCGGCGTCATGGCTCTGGAAGCCCCCGCAGCCCCGGCGGACATCGGCGGCATGATCGGCTGATCTGGAGGCCCTTGAATGACCCTTATCCGCAAGGCTTCGCCCGGTGGTGGCGATGGGATGGAGTTCGTCCTGTCCGATGCCACGGTTGACCGCTACGGCGACTCGATTGTGGCAAAGGGCTGGGACTTGGCGTCGTTCGAGCGCAACCCCATCGCGCTGTTCGGGCACTCGCACGATTACCCGATTGGCCGCTGGTCCGACCTTCGCGTCGAGGGCGGCAAGCTGATGGGCCGGCTGAACCTCGCAGCGCGCGGCACCAGCGCGCGCATCGACGAACTGATCGGGCTGGTCGAGCAGGGCATCCTGCGAGCGGTCTCGGTCGGATTCGTGCCGAAAAAGGCCGAGCCCATCGATCCCGACAAGCCCTACGCCGGCCAACGCTATCTGGAGCAGGAACTGCTCGAAACGTCTCTGGTCTCTGTCCCGGCAAACCCGGCCGCGCTCGCGGTCGCGAAGTCGATGCAAGTGTCCGAAGAAATCATGTCCCTGGCCTTTGGCGAGCAAGCCGAAGTGAGGCGGCGGGACGTGTCCAAGGGCGAGCAAGCCCGATCCGCCGACCTCCCTCAATCTCCAAGGAACCCCTCCAAAATGGAAAACACCCTCGCCAACCGCGTCGTGAAGGCTCAGGACGACCTGAACGCTTCGCGCGACCGCCTGTCCGACCTGAACGCTGCCGAGATCCTCGATCTGGATGCCATCGAGGCCCAGACCGAGATCGTCAGCACCGCCGAGCGCACCTTCAACGCCCTGAAGGCGTCGGAAGCCAAGATCGGCGTGAACGCTGAACGCTCGACCCCCGCCTCGGTGCCGGCCTCGCCGCGCCGCGTTCTGGGTCACACCGAAAAGGACGGCATGGACCTGATCGTCCGCGCCGCCGTGGTTCGCGGCATCGCGGCTCACACCGGCCAGACCGTCGATCAGGTCATCGAGCAACGCTACACCGGCCACGAAGCCCTCGGCGTCATCATGAAGGCCGACCAGACCATTGGCACCACCACGGTCTCGGGCTGGTCCGCTGAACTGATGCAGACCGGCTACTTCGGGTTCCTGAACGCCCTCCAGCCGTTCTCGATCTATCCGGCCCTCGCCGGTCGTGGTCTGTCGCTGGCGTTTGACCGCTACGGCGAGATCAAGCTGCCCAGCCGCACCGCTGGCGGCGCTGCCGGCGGCTTCGTCGGTGAAGGCTCGCCCATCAAGGTCGGGCGCATCACGACCGCTGCCGCCACCCTGACCCCGAAGAAAATGGGCGTCATCGTCGCGTTCTCGAAGGAACTGGCCAACCGCTCGACCCCGGCCATCGAGGCCATCGTGCGCCAAGCCATCCTCGAAGACACGGCCGCCGCCCTGGACCCGATCCTGCTGGACGCCACCGCTTCCAGCGCCACGCGTCCTGCCGGCCTCCTGAACGGCGTCTCGGCTGCCGCTGCCGGCTATGCCGGTGGTGACTACGCCGCCGTCCGCGCCGACTTCCAAGCCCTGCTGCAGCCGTTCTTCACCGCCAACGCCGCCGACAACATCACGGTTGTCATCAATCCGGCTCAGGGCCTCGCCCTGTCCCTGATGGAAGGCCCGGTCGGTGACCCCAACTGGTTCCAGCGCATTCGTGACCGCGTCACCATCATCGAGTCCACCTCGGCCACTGCCGGGCGTCTGGTTGCGCTCCGCAACTCGGACTTCGTGGCGGCCGGCGGCAACCCGGCCTTCGACGTGTCGGAGCAGGCGACCATCCACATGGAGGACACCACGCCTCTGGAGATCGTCAGCGGAACCGGCCCGACCACGGCCGATCCGGTTCGCTCGCTGTGGCAGACCAACTCGATGGGCGTCCGCATGGTGCTGGACGTAAGCTGGACCATGCGCCGCAGCGGCGTCGTCCAGTGGATCAACGGCACCAGCTACTGACCTCCAGGGGCGGCTTAGGCCGCCCCACCCCTTTTCCCTGCATTTGAAAGGCTCAAAGCCATGGCAATCCGCAGACACGTAGTGTCCGTGACTACCGCAGCGGACGGTTCCGCTACCGCCTACTCGCCCTCGCTGATCCGTGGCGGCAAGATCGCCGCCATCCACTACATCAAGGAAGACTATGCCGACGGCGTGGACTTCACGATCACGTCCGAAGGCACGGGCGAGACCCTCTGGACTGAGTCCAACGTCAACGCGACGGACTATTGCTATCCCCGCGCGCCGACGCACTCCAACGCCGGTGTGGCCG